CGAACACGCAAGAGGTATATACTTTAGCCCGTTATACGACAACTCCTATGAATTCTTGCGAGGTGAGATTAAAGAAACTGAATTAGTAAAATCTTTTGACACATCATACGAATCCCTAGTCAAGATTTGGAAAGAGAAACACGCTAGAGGCCGAATTGGTTTTCTAAAGAAGAAAGATAAAGTATCAAGTGAAGTATTATTTTATGATGATTTAATTTACCTTACTTGGGAAGAAACGAAAGCCAAATACTTAGGGCAAGTAGGTAGATAAAAACAATTGCCTTAAAAAAGGCTTGATTTTAATAAAAAAGTCCTATATAATTATATCAATGCGGTGAGTGAGTAGCATAGTCAAGGTACCCCCTTGAAAGCTTTGTGAGAATCAAAGTCACCGCTCCAAATTCTGAACCCTACCGAAAGGTGGGGTTTTTCTTTTGCCTCAAATCTTTAAAACTTGTGTTATAATAATACTTTCAATAGGAGAATATTATGGAACAACAGCATTACTATGAAGATTATTCCCATACCCTTATAGAACAAGAAGAAATGCATTTCTATTCTTGTATTGCCGATGTCTTGGATGCCTTCCAGACCCACGGAATAGACCATGTCCTCAATGAGATTGCCAAAAATACCGTTATGAAACAACAGCTTAGAGAGTGGCTTGCCAAACAGGCATAATTGTGTTATAATGGTAATTATTATAGTGGAAAAGTATAGAATATATGACATTTACAGTTGAACAAAAATCTCAATTAGCAAAGCTTCTTGCTACTGAAAATATTACAATTGAACACCAAAAGATTTCAACGGCTTCTTTTGACCCTAAAAATCGTGTTCTCTATTGTCCTATTTGGCAAGATATGTCTGGTTCACTATATGACTTATTAATGGGTCATGAGGTTGGTCATGCTCTGTATACACCTGCTGAAGGTTGGCACGATGCAATTTCAAATCGTGGTGCCAATTTCAAAGGCTTCTTGAATGTGGTTGAAGATGCTCGTATTGAGAAAAAGATTCGTAGGAAATATCCTGGATTACGTAACTCATTCGTTAAAGGTTACCAATCACTAATTGACAATAACTTTTTTGAGGTTAAAGACCGTGACTTGAATGAATTGTGTTTTATTGACCGTGTTAATATTCACACTAAACTTGGTTCACTAGTTGATATCAAATTCGCTGAAGGTGAAGAGCAAGACTTATTGAAACAAGTTGAAGCTTGCGAAACATGGAACGATGTGCTTCGTGTTACTGAAGCTATCTTCTCATATTCAAAAGAAGAACAATATGAAACACTACAAAAACTAATTGCCTCTCAAATGCAAGCTGCGGCTGACCGTGGTGAAGAATTTGATTCTGATGATTTATTTGATAGTGAATCTGATGGTGAAGAATTTGAAGAAGGCACACAATCAGTTGGTGAACAAAGAAATCCATCCAATGATGGTAATGAAGGTCAAGTAAAACAAGCTTCTGGTGAATCAAACGAAGATGATTCCGAAGAAGATGAATCTTCACAAATACACCGTTTCAAAAATTCATCAAACTCATATGTTGACCAAACAAACTTTGAACCTACTTGTGAAACTGATAAATCTTTCCGTAAAAACGAAGGCACCTTGTTAGATGAACAATGTAAACCTTATTTGTATTTGAAATTGCCTACTCCTATTCTAGAAAACATTATTACACCCGTTAAAGATGTTCAAAGATTTCTAGGTGATTACTATGACAAGTATGAACTACGTGAGAATGAAATTCAAAAAGCTGTTGCTGAGTTTAAAAGTAAGAATGACCGTTACATCGGTTTACTTGCTAAAGAATTTGAAATGAAGAAAGCAGCTAAGGCATATGCCAAAGCTAAAGTATCAAATACTGGTGATATTGATATCAACCGTTTATACAAATATCAAGTTGATGATAATATCTTCCGTAAATCAATGCGTGTACCTAAAGGTAAATCACACGGCTTAGTATTGTTACTTGACCGCTCTGGTTCTATGGTCAATAACATGGCAGGTTCAATTGAACAGATTTTGGTGTTATCTGCCTTCTGTCGCAAAGTGAATATTCCTTTCGTGGTGTATGGTTTTGGTAATGCAGTTGAAGGTCGTATGTATGACTATGGTAAAGATGAATATTCTAAGAAATGTTTTTCTGAAAATCGTAATGAATTTGCCTTTGAAAATGTTTACTTGCGTGAGTACCTTAACTCTAAGATGAGTGGTGCTGATTATAACAGAGCTCTACGCAACATGATTGCATTGAAGATGTCATATGAACAACGTTACTTTGGTCGTCCACAAAATGAAACGTTATCTAATACACCGTTGAATGAAGCAATGGTTGCTTTAGAGCCGATTGTTAATCAGTTCCGCAAAGTGAACAATTTAGATTTGATTAACTTGGTTGTGGTACATGACGGTGATGCCGATAACTCATGTAATTATATGACTGATAACGATATGACACCTGAATCTAATACATTACGTTCTAAACGATTCTGGTTAGATGAGAGTAATGTGGTTATCAATCATGGTAAACAACAGTTGAAAGTTAATAAAGTTATGCACGACCATTACAATTATGATGATGGTATGCGTGTTGCGATATTTGACTGGTTCAAGAAACAAACTGGTGCTAAGATTTTTGGTTTCTTTATTGCTGGTGACAAATACCGTCAACGTGATTCTGTAACTCAAAGATTCGTTAATGAGAATGGCCAAACGGTTTATTCAATTGTGAAAAAACAATTCAATCAATTAGGCGGGACTAATTATAGACATATTCAATATAGTAAGAGTGATTATGTTAAAGAATTGGTAAGTGAAATGCGTGAAAATAAATTCATTCAATCATACAATAAAGGTTATGAATCATTCTTTATTATGCCTGGTGGTTCTGATTTGTCTATTGAAAGTGATGAATTGGTTATCAACGGTGCGGTAACTGCAAATAAATTGAAGAATGCCTTTATGAAAATGAACAAGAAAAAACAGTTTTCCCGTGTGATGGTGTCACGGTTCATTGATGGTATCGCTGCCTAAGCTCTTGATTTGTAAGAGCTTTTTAGCTGGTTGCCAAATGGTACCAATTGTGTTATAATGGTAGTATCTAGTGAAAAATGGAGTTTTATATATTATGCGTAATGTGAATTTGTCTGCTCGTGAAAAGTTTGTTAAGGTTGCCGTTAAGACTGGTAAAGAATTCTTAACTCTACAAGAGCTTCGTGCCTTGTGTGATAAAAACGATTTGAAGTTCCCACAATGGTATGCTAAAGATATGTCTTATCGTGCCGGTCGTGGTTTGTATCGTGTGCCTACTGAATTATTATCTGGTGCTTCTACACCTGCACCTGTTGCTGAAACTATCAATTTAACTGCTCAGGTTTTAAAAATGCCAAGTGAAAAAGTATCTCAAGGTAATCGTATTACCAATGTCGTAACTGATTTAGAAACCGAAGATTTGGTTCCTAAAATTTATAAGAATTATGTACCATTTGGTAACTTTGAAGATTTAGTATCAATCGTAGCAAGTAAAAAATTCTACCCTATCTTTATTACTGGTCATTCTGGTAACGGTAAAACAATGTCTGTTGAGCAGGCTTGTGCTAAACTTGGTCGTAAATTCGTTTGCGTATCCATGACACCTGAAACCGATGAATCAGATTTACTTGGTAACTTTGTATTGATTAATGGGCAAATGGAATGGCGTGATGGTCCCGTTACTGTTGCAGCTAGACAAGGTGCCGTATTATGTATTGATGAGATTGACTATGGTGCTCAAAACTTATCTTGCCTACAGCGTGTGCTTGAAGGTAAACCATTCTTGTTAAAGAAAAAGAATGAGTTGGTTGTACCTGCTGACGGTTTCACTATCATCGCCACTGCCAATACCAAAGGTAAGGGTTCTGATGATGGTCGTTATATGTTTACTAATGTGCTTAACGAAGCCTTCTTGGAACGATTCCTAAACACTTATGAACAAGACTGGCCACCCGTTGCTGTTGAGCGTAAGATTATCAAAAAAGAATTGACTAATCATGGCAAGACCGATGATGAATTTGCCGAAAAGTTGGTTACTTGGGCTGATGTGATTCGCAAAACTTTTGTTGAAGGTGGTGTTGATGAAGTGATTTCTACCCGCCGTTTGGTTCATATTGCAAAAACTTATGGTGTATTTGGTACTAGAATGAAGGCGATTGAATTGTGTTTGAATCGTTTTGATGATGATACTAAGGCAAGTTTCTTAGACTTGTATACCAAAGTAGATGCTGGTGCCAATACTGAAACTATCATGGCTCAATCTGCCGAAAGTAATATTGAACCAATTGCCCAACCAACACCTGATGCCCTTTTATAAGGCAAATGTGAGTATGTCTGCCGTAAAACGCTTGACATACTCACGTAATAATGTTATTATTATACATATCTGAGGTTTGGACTACACCTTAGATTCTTTTGAAAGTAGTTCATTTATAAATTATGGAGTTTTACAATGTCTGCAAAATCTAAAGTATTAG